TACAAACGTGAAAAAGCTACAATTCTCAAACGTTTCATCAGGTGTCGCCACAATGCTAATTTACAAGCATCTTGGCAATGATGATGATATGGGTTACGGTGTTGATGGAAATCAATTCGCTAATGAGTTATTGTGGTTAAATGAGCAATATGCAAACGAGGTACAAACTATTAATGTTCGCATTAATTCAGTTGGTGGCAGCGTTGCTGATGGCCTTTCTATTTGCAGCGCAATACTTAATTCAAAAATTCCTGTTGACACTTACATAGATGGAATGGCCTACTCAATGGCGGGTGTTGTTGCAATGTGTGGAAGAAAAAAGTACATGGCCGATTTCGGTACTTTCATGATGCACAATGTAGGCGGTGGCGACAATGAGAAAGTTATTGATTTGCTTACCAACTCGCTTGCAATAATCTTTGAAAGAACAACGGCATTAACTATTGATAAATGTCGAGAATTGATGAATAAAGAAACATGGATGAGCGCGGAAGAGTGCTTTTCGATGGGGCTAATTGATTCAATCACAAAAACGACTGCCAACAAAAAAGAAATGCAGAATAAGTTATTGCAACTTCACGCATTTTATAAAAATAGTTTATCAACTACAATCAAAACAAACATGAATAAATTAACCAACTTTCTGAAACTCACAAACGAGGCATCAGAAGAAGCTATTTTGGCATCAGTTGAAGCGTTGAAATCAACTGCTGATGCTAATGCTGAATTAGTGAACACGCTAAAAGAAGAAAACAAAAAATTGCAGGACGAATTGGCCGCCTTTAAACAAAAGGAACAAGACGTCGAAAAAACTGCCAAAGAAGAGGTTTTAACCAATGCCGTGAAAGAGGGTAAATTACCTGAAGCACAAAAAGCCGAATGGTTAAACAAGCCGCTTAATTCAAATGAATTAAAAGCCCTTTTTGCAGGAATTAAACCAGCCCATGTAAACATTGGCGAAGGTTTGGAAGATGAAAAAGCCGACCCACGCGCTGATTGGACTTGGTCTGATTGGGAGAAAAAAGATTCTAAGGGATTGGCCGAAATCATGAACACTAATCCTGTGAAATTTGAGGCATTGAAAAAAACAATCGGACAAACAAAGTAACATGGAAGCGTATTTTGAAATGTACCCCGAAGAAAATTCATTCTTTGTCTTTGAAGATGGAAATGTATTTTTTGCAAAGGACAAAAACCTTGCGGAAAAACACGCAAGGGAAACAAAATCAACATACGCCATTGTTGAAAGAAATCCGAAAATAGTAGCAGAAACAGAAACAAAAACAACAACCAAAAAAACCAAATAAAATGCCAGTAAATGCACCATTTGGAACAGCGGGAACGCTGACCATAGCAGCCACAGGAACAACCGCTGCAACAATATCAAATCAGGAAACCTATGTTTCTACATTGACAACCTTAACAGGCAATGCAACGCTTGATTTAACCATATCAAGTGAACTAAAAGCGGGTGCATTATTGCACCTGAAAGTAAAAACAACCGCAACCGAAACCTTTACATTTGGAACACACATTGATGGCCCGACTGTTACAGGTGTATCTGGTAAAACATGGTGTCAATCCTTTTGGTTTGATGGAACAACATTTTTGCCTTGCGGTGCAAAAATTCAAATCGACTAATTAACCCAAACATTAACCAAACAACACAAACACAATGGCACTATTAAAAGAGATTTGGGTTTCTGATATTCAGAATGCACTAAATCAAAACGCAGCCTTTTTACCATTTTCGACTGACCACAGCGCGTACATTTCTTACAAAACAGTACACGTTCCACAATCGGGAGCAAATCCAAATGTAATTGTAAATCCATCAACTTACCCGTTATCAATTGCGGAAAGAACCGATACTGATTTGACTTACAATTTAAGTCAGTACGCTTTGACACCTACCCTGATTCCAAACATTGATGAGTTGCAAGTTTCTTACGACAAGCGTCAATCAGTAATCGGACAACAAATGTCAACACTTACCGAAACAATCGGTAATTATGTTGCTGTTTCATGGTGTGCAAGCGGAAACTCAAACATTATCCTTACCACAGGTTCAGCAAGCGCAACCGCATTGCCTCCATCAGGTACAGGAACTCGCAAGGAGGTAACACTTGCCGACATCGCATCTTTGGCCGCTAAATTGGATAAGGACAACGTGCCAAGAATGGGAAGAAAGTTATTGATGAACGTTGATATGTTCTTTCAATTACTTGCAATCAGCGATGTATTGAGAGCATCTTACAACGGTTTCCAAAATCAAGGCAATGTATTGCAAACAGGAACGGTTGCAATGTTGTACGGTTTCGATATTATGATTCGCCCAACCGTTGCAGTATTTACCAAAACAGGAACATCCGCAAAAGCAGTAGGTACTGCCGCTGCTGCCGATGACCGTTTAGCTTGTATTGCTTTTCATCCTTCAACCGTTGCCCGCGCAGTTGGCGCAATGACCCCGTATTACGATGCTGGTTCAAACGGAAATGGTAAACCTGAATACTTAGGTTCTATCTTCAACATGGATGTAATGTTAGGTAGTGCAATCATCCGTACTGACCAAAAGGGTGTTGCTGCCTTGGTACAAACTTGGGTATCTTAATAACGTTTAACAACAAATGAAAAAAGCCTATCCGCTGCAAAGTAGGTAGGCTTTTTTTAAAACAAAAAACACTATGCCACTACCAAATATTACATTCATACAAAGCCCGAACGGATTAGGCAGACCGCTAACAGGTACTGACTACATCAGCGGGCATTTGCATTACTACGCATCAGGAGCAACGCTTCCAACAGGCTTTACAAGTTCTGACAGGATTAAAAAAGTTTTTTCCGTTGCCGATGCAGAAGCCTTGGGAATAACAGACGCGCACTTAGGCGAAACCAAAGCCGTTGCAAAACTTGTTATCGGTGGAACTCCTGCCGTTGGCGACACCGTTGCAATAACTTACACAGGGATTGATGGGGTTGAAACCGTGTTAAGTACCTACACAATGGTATTGGCCGATGTTACTTCGACCACCACCGCTGCTGCTGCTTTAAAGGCTGCTATTAACTTAGGTACAAATACGCACGGATTCACGGCCGACAATACAACCAATTCGCTTTTTATTACCACAAAGGGCGGTGAAGGTATTTTCCCAAATTCAGGCACACCATACGCAAGCACAATCACAGGAGGAACAACAGGAACATGGACACAACCAACAGGCAGCGGTTCAACCGTTTTAGGTGTTGCATCATGGATTGATACTTTGCACTACCACATTAGCGAATATTTCCGCATCCAACCTAAAGGTGAGTTGTATGTAGGTTTGTACGAGGAAGAAAGCACAACTTACACTTTTGCTGCAATTACAACCATGCAGAACTTTGCACAAGGGGCAATTAAGCAAATCGATGTATTTGAAAAGAATGTTGCTTTCTCATCGGCACAAGCCACCGCGTTACAAGCAATCGCCGCCGCAAACGCAGCGGTTTACAAACCTTTGCAAATTGTATTGAATGCTGAAATTAGCGGTACTGCTTCCGTTGCAACATTAACAGACCTTTCAACATTAACCGCGCCAAAAGTATCGGTTTCTATTGCACAAGATGGGGCTGGCACAGGCTACCACATTTACAAAGCAACAGGTAAATCAGTTGGAATTGGAGGCGCAATGTTAGGGGCTATTTCCTTTGCTTCAGTAAGCGATTCAATCGCATGGATTCAGAAATTCAACATGGCATCGGGTGGAACAGAACTTGATACCATTGCGTTTGCAAACGGTCAACTTTACACCGCTTTAGCTGATTCGCAATTTGAAAGCCTAAACAATTACGCTTATGTTTTTCTTGTAAAACATATCGGAATTTCAGGAAGTTATTTTAGCGATTCAAAAACATCGGTAACATCAACATCCGATTATTCTACAATCGAAAATAACCGCGTTTACGACAAAGTTACTCGCGTTGTTCGCGCTGCATTGTTGCCCTCATTGTCAGGCCCATTGAAGGTAAACGCGGATGGAACTCTTAACCTTGATACAATCGGTTTCTTTGAGAGTTTAGCAAATCAACCATTGATTCAAATGGAAGCCGATAACGAACTTTCTGCACACAAAGTAATTATTAACCCGACACAAAACGTACTATCCACATCAACCCTTGAATTAACTATTCAATTAGTGCCTATTGGCGTTGCAAGGTTCATTGAGGTAAATGTAGGTTTTGTTGTTTCAGTAGCTTAAAAACATGGCACAAAATATCATTCCACTAATTAATGGCAAAGCGTATGAATACGCTGACATTACGGTAAACATTCTTGGTGTTCCTTTTTTGGAGGTAACATCAATCGAGTATGGCGAGGTCGCAAACATCGAAAACATCTATGCAGCGGGTCGTTATCCAATTGCGCGCGGACATGGAACGGTTGAAGTGTCGGGTAAAATTACAATCCTAATGGGTGATGTTCAAAACTTAGTATCAGTTGCACCAAACGGTCGCTTGCATGATATTCCAGAGTTTGACATAAACGTAACCTTTACGGATGTGAATTTGATTCCTGTTAAGCACGTAATCCGAAACGTTCGCTTTAAAAACAACATGATTTCATCTTCAACGGGTGATACATCAATTCCTGTTGAACTTGAAATTATCCCTTCTCATATTGAATTTGTTTAGTAAATTTGACCCATAATTAAACCACAATGGAACAAACAACAGAACAACAATTA